CGCCTGCCGCTGATTGTTGGCCTAAACTGGTTAAACCGCCTAAGCGTTCATATTGCTGATTAATTAGCTGGTTTAGCAATTGTGGCCTAAATTGGGCTAGTGCACCCTGAATATTACCACCTGTAACCTGTGCCACTGGTTGCGCTGCAATAGCACCGCCAACAGCCTTGCCTAATGGCGATGCTGCTGCGGCCTGTAATGTTTTACCTGCCGCCGCAAAGCCTCCGCCTAAACCTGCACCGGCCGCCGTTGTTTGTGCAATGCGCCCTGCTTCAGTTTGTGCCCTTGGCATACCTGCTGCGGTTAGTAGGCCTTCAATGGCCTCTGTAGGCGTTGCAAACGTGCTGCCTGTAAGTTTGTTCACCGCGTTAATAACTGGGTCGCCTACCATTTGCGCCAATGTTGCCGCGCCTGCGCCAGCTATTGCACCTGGTATAGCTCCAACACCTGCAAACGGTGCGCCAATAGCTGCTCCTAATGCTGCCCCACCGGCTATAGGTGCTAAACCACGAGCTGCACCTGCTGCAATGTCTTGCATCATGCTAGGTTCTTGCACTTCTTGCGCTAATGCTTGCTCTGGTGTGCTTGACCGTATTTGTGCCACTCGCGCTTTTAAATCTGCCGAATCTGGCTGTACATCGTCAGGTATGTTGTTGATGGTAATGCCATCTTTGGTAGTGATTGAATATGGCATATCAATAATCTACGGTTACGTTACGTTGACCTGCCGCTGGTGCGGTAGATGCTGTTGGTGCGGTAGGTACTTTATAATTCGGTGTTGCTGCTCTACCAGCTCGTGATTGTAATGATTGTAAATACATTGGTATAGCTTCTAATTTTTGTTTGCGTGTAGCCGCATCATCGGTATAAAGTGGGGTTAACTCTTGCAATTTTTGCTCTGCTTCATCTTTATTTACACCTGCACCAGTCGCCGCACGTAATAATGCTTCAGATAAAGAGCTTGATGCTTGTCTAAATTTTTCCCTATCTGTGCTACGTGTAAACCCACCAACCATACCACCAACTAAGGGAAGTGATTCTATAAACTCTGCTTTTTCTGCGCCTGTTGGTTTTCCTGTTTTAGTATACATGGAGTTAAGCATATTTTGATATGCGTTAGTAGCTTGGTTTAGCCAACCTTGTGCTTTGCGTTCATCCTCAGTAGCTGCGGCTACAGTTGTAGTTCCCGCTTTACTTGGCAATGGTAAACCTTGCAATGCAGCTTGAAAATCTAATTTTAAAATTTTACCTTGATCATTTAAGTTGTTAGATTGAGCTACAGCTTGTGATGCTTGTGCTTTAGTTAATCCAATTTCTGCATATTTTTTAGCTAAATCTGCATTGATTACTTTTTCAGCAAATTTTGATTTTGTTTCTTGTTCTTGCGCTTCAGCCGTTAATTTGCGAGTTTCTACGCCAGTCTTTTCAGCGCCTAAAATGCTGCTTAATGCATCTTGACCTGGCTTTCCAAAAGTTGCTAATATTGGTGCAATGGTAGTAAATACATCTTTAGGATTTGTATTTAAAGTTTCAAGCATGTTTTTATAACGTGCTGATTCTTGTGGGTCTGTTTCTTTGTTAGCTTCTATTTGCTCTGTAATCAATGATCTTGCAGCATCAATATTGCCAGAACGTACAGCCGATGTAATACCTCCAAGAGTTTTAACTTGCTGTAATTGCCCTTCCTCTGGCAATTTGGCAAATAATTCTTTCATTGCAGTTTGTGTATCTTTATCAAATGTAGATGCCAAATTAATTACATCAAGAGTATTAAAGTCTTTAGGTTTGTAAGCCGAATATTTTGTTCTAATATCTGCTATGCGCTGTTGTTCTGCCTGCTGTGCTTGTTGCTTCTGTTGCTGTACCTGCAGCGCTTGCTGCTCTTGTTGCAGTTTTAATTCTCGCTCTTGCTGCGCTTGTTGCCTTTGCAATTGCGCTGCTTGAAAGTCTTGCATGGTTGCACCAAAGCGCATGCCTTCGGTTAAACCGGTTTGAAATGGGTTTGCTGCGGGTGTAACACCGCCGCCAATTAAATAGTTAGGTAATGTAGCCATAATTAAAATTTAAACCCCATAAAGTCCATTTGACCACCACCACCAAGATAACTAAACGGATTAAACCCGCCACCACCACCGCCGCCGCCGCCCATAGAGCTGTATAAGCCTAGACCTGTACCTAGAGCCTGTGGCAATGCTTGTGCTTGTTGTTGCTGTCCTGCAGCTTGTCCTAGTATGCCACCGGCCTGCGCTGCTCCTTGCTGCCCCATAAGATTAGCCACATTACCGCCCATAGCTTGTCCGGCTGTACCTACGCCTGCCGCTGATTGTTGGCCTAAACTGGTTAAACCGCCTAAGCGTTCATATTGCTGATTAATTAGCTGGTTTAGCAATTGTGGCCTAAATTGGGCTAGTGCACCCTGAATATTACCACC